TGTCTTGCCATTAAATTAACAGTAATTCCATTCTCATCAGAATAAGCAGCACCAGTACCACCTTCAAATCCACTTAAGTTTAAGAAAGTTTGACTTCTCCCTGCTACATCTTCATTTGCATATAACTGAGAAACACCTAGAACCCATTTGTTTCCATTAGTATCTATTGCTATACCCATCATACAAGAATTTAACATACCTTGTAGTGCAGTGTACTTAGTTACATCTGTTTTTGGTAACATGAAAGTTAATCCACACTCAAAAGCAGTTGAACCATTCTCTTTAGTTGCATTGATAGTTAATGCAGGAGTTTCATTTTTAAACTCATACACAAACCAATCTGCTGTAGTTGCAGGTGCAGCATCAAGAATGCTTAATATGCTATGAACTGTTGGTGATGATGTGTCATAAGTTATAACATCATCTGTAGTCCACTCTCTTAATAATATTTGTGATATGCCACCAGTTGCCTGTAAGTCAGTACAACCAATCGCTAATCCTGTATCTATTGCCATTTTTTTATTATTTTATTAGTTATTAGAAGTAATTAAGAGAGTGCTTTTACACACTCTCTATTATTACATTATTATTATGTTGTTACAACTCCCCACTGAACTAAAGAAGAGTATAAGAACTGTACTCCTAACTTGAAGTAACCTCTGAAGAACATTTTTTCTTCTAAGTCATCATAAAAAACTTTGAAAGAACCTTCTGGGTCAGTTACATCAGAACCAATGATTAAGTTCTCAACTGCACAGTAACATACACCATTATCAAGGTTACCTGTTGCTGCTGCACTTTGGTCAACAAAGATTGCTGGGTTAAGTGCTGCTAAGATAGTGTCCCATTCGTAAACAGGTACTAATTCTACACCTCTGAATGAAACTGTTCTCATTCCTTCTTTAGTATTAACGATTGCTAAGTCAGCAGAAGAACCTTCAAGGTTTGCTAAGTAAGCGTTAAATACTTTAGGAGTTACAAACATTTTCTTGTCACCTGCTGGTACTTGTTGAAGTGCTGCTGGTGCGCCATCGTAACATTTTCTTAAAAGTCCTATTGCGTCTGCTGCAGTAACTGTTGCAGTTGTTGCTGCACCTGTTTGCTGAATTTGAGCAGCCAATACTGTTGCATCAGCACCCATTAATTTCATCCAACCATCAAAAGCATCATAATTTGCAGTTGCGCCATCACCACCCCATGCTAATCTTACTACATCAGAAGCGACACCTGTTACTGCTCTGTTTACGATTGCATCTGCTAATTGAGTTCCCTCAATATTCATTACATCTACACCATTTCTATACATTTCTTCAATGTAAGTTGATTCAAACTCATCAGTACATTGAGATAAAGCAACTCTACATCTACCTGCAGTTATTACTTTGTCATCTATATTGAACCCTCCACTTTCATTACCACTAGCACAAGTTGTGTAAGGTTGTACTATATTTTTAAGAGCAGCAGAAGTATAAACATTCATTTTATGTTTTACATTAGGAATAACTCTATAGTTACGCATAATATCATCACTTCTAAATACTGGCTCGTAAAATATCTCGTTTAGTTGCGCACCACCATAAGTTGCTGCGATACTATTAATTGCTACATTTGCCATTTTTTTTTATTTTTTTAATTATTAAATTTGTTTCTCATTCTAGAAGCCATTACATTGTAAAAACCTGCATTAGCATCTTCTTTTTTGTTCTCAACTACTGCAGGGTCGCTTTCAGTTTCAATCTCTGTACCTTTAGCATCTGCTTTGTTGATTTTAGCGTTTAACGCTTCAACCTCTACTGTTAAAGTTTCGTTAGTTCCTTTTGAAGCAACTAATTCTTCCTCTAACAAAGAAATTTTGTTTGATAATTCAATGTTACCAGTTTCAAACTCAGAAATCTTATTCATGATTTCATCATTATCCCCTAGATTAACAGTTATCGCAGTTTGTTCAGCAACATCTTCAGAAACTTTTACATCACCTTTTACAGCAGTAACAATCTCCTCAACTTTGTTGTTAAACCATTCTTTTAACTCGTTAGTCATTTTTTTGTTATTTATATTAATACTTAATTTATTTTGTATTTCTTCTTGTGTGATGTTCTTAAACTTAGAAACATCATACTTTGCAGCCACTTTAATAGAATCAGAGATAGTGTCAATAAAACCTAACTCAAATGCCTCATTAGCATTTAACCAAGTTTCCTCATCCATCATCTCAGCAAGAGCATCATAAGATAATCCTGTCTTTTTCATATAAATGTCCGTAAGTTCACTTGTGATTTTATCAAGAGTATCTGCAGTTTTTCTCATATCTTTTGACTCACCCATTGTTCCACCCCAAGCGTTATGTATCATAAATAAAGAGTTTTCTGCCATTACAACCTCATCAGCACCAAGAGCAATAATAGTAGCAATACTTGCTGCTATACCCTCAATATAAACTGTAGTTTTAGCCTCTCTCCTTTTGATTACATTATACATTGCCATACCATCAAATACATCTCCACCTAAACTGTTAATGCGTAAATTGATAGGCATATCTTTTAATCCTTTAATGTCAGTAATGAACTCTTGTGCAGTTACACCATAAGTTCCTATTTCATCAAAGATATAAATGTCAGCAGTTTGACCTGCCTTGTTCTGAATGTTATACCATTTCTCGTTCATAGGTGCAAAAATAGAATTAAAAGAAATTAATTTTACCTAATTTTCTTACAAAACTTTTAGTATGTGATATTATTAGATGGAATTGCTTTCTTTCTTTCCTTGTAGACTATGTTCTGTGCTTGACTTTCACTTATCTTATATTTAATAGATAAGTCCATCCAAGTATAAGTTCTACTACCTTCATTACCTACTAACATTCTATCAAAGTCAGCAATAATCATATAGTTCCTTACTCTCTTAGGGTCTATTATACCTTTCTCAACAAGATGTCGTATCATATCCTTGCAAGTTGGTGATTGACCAAATCGCTTTTCTAATTCAACTCCACAAATATCAATGAAGTCTTTAACTACATCTACCTTATTTTGTCTTTCTTTTTTTTGAGGCATTTTTCTTTTTAGGTGTTTGTTCGGATTCAATCCATTCATCTACCATCTTCTCCCAAAACTTACATACTGCTGCTCTACAAGAAGTGCAATTCATATCTTGCTTATGTTGAGGAAATAATAAGTGCCATTCTGCAAACATTAAGTTTAATGATTCTGCTTGGTATGTTGGAAAGTTTTTAGTGTGGTTTTTGTTTCTGATAACTGATTCAGTCATCATATTTCTTTTTTGCTTACTGTAGTTTTCAGCGATTTCTTTAAAATTCATATGTAAAATTTTACCATTTATTTTTAGGACATTTACCAAAAAACTCTTTTGTTAATGATGTCTTTGCATCTAGGAAACACTTACATTCAGCACACCTTGCACCTCTTGTTATCTTTGGTTTCTTTAGTAACATAAAGTTTCGGTAAAAACTACAACTTTTACATATATCTAATCTCTCTAACTTGGTTTTCTTATCAACAAACATTTGTTTATTTCTTTGATTATTAAATTGTTGCTTCAGATTGTATTACACTTACTGAGTTTTGACTATCAGTAATATCTGCTTCAACTACTACTACTTTACTAGAACTTCCCATTGCACCCATCATTTGATTTTGTCCTAGTGCATTGAATTGTTGTTGGCTGAATGAAGGTTGATTAAGTAATCCACCATCTGCAAACTTAACACCACCTCCTGCAGCGTTCATTGCTGATAATTGACTACCAAACATTGCTGTACTTCTTTTATTTATAACAGCCTCACCACCTTCTAATTCAACTACTCTACCACCTACTGCAAACTTCTCACCACCTTGTGCGTGTGATTTACCATGTACCATACCACCATTTGCAAACTCCTCAATCATTCCACCTTGTGCAAATTTTTGAGATGCTATTACTGCTATTTGTAATGCAGTCATTGCTGCAATAAATGGAGAGAAAGCAAATGCTAACACCCCTGTTTGTCCTGCAACTGTAGTCATTGCTAAAGCACCATTTATGATTGCTTGTGCTATATCCATTCGTTTCTTCCTCTCAAAAGCCTTTCTTTGTACTGCCTCTACCTTCTGCTCATATTCTTCCTCTGTTATTAATCCTGCATCTTTTTGGTCTTGTAATGCTTCTATATCTCTACTTGTACTTGCTGCTGCGTTGTTACTCATTATAGCAAACATAGCATTAGAAGCCTCTTGCATTAATGCTAACTTTTGTTGTGATGTTTCCCTTTGACTTTCAAGAGTTCTCTCATTGTCTGCTAATTTTAATGCAGTTAGTTGTTTCTGTAATTTTACTTTTTGTTCATAAGACAACTGTTCATCAAGAAGTAAATTTTCTATAAGTTCTTTCTGGAAGTCTGCTAGTTTTTGTTCAGCACCTTCCATTGTTTCTGTACCATCAAGAACACCCTCCATTAATGTGTTCCAATAATCATCAGTAACAGATGATAAAAATGAAGTTTCTAACGCATTATCTTTCTTTGCTTCAGTATTTTCATCTATTACAATAGTTTGTTCCCTTGTAGTGTCTAATACTTTTGCTTTACTTATAGCACTATCTAATTCTATTTTTGTATTTTTCTTTATTTGCAACCCCCTATCATAATCTGCTAAGGTATTTCTCACATAAGCCTCTTTCAGGTCATCAGTCCACTCATACATTTCTTCTGCTCTCGCTATAGCATCTCTTTCTGCCTGTTCTCTTGTTTTTTCTGTGGCATTTATTTCTCTCTGTAATTTTAACGAACTTTCTTTTGCTTTCGCTAATTCTCTTGAAGTAACTGTTTCTGTTTTTAATAACTCTACTAATTCTTGCCTTTCTTTACTTCTCTTAATATCTCCATAAATCTCATCATTCAAATCTTTCCAAGCACTTTTAGTTTCATCAGTTTCTATTCTTAGATTAAACATATCTGTTGCTAAAGCAACTAATAATGCTCCTGCTGCTAAATAAGGATTTTTTAATATTGTGGTATTTAATCTTCTTACCGACACTATCATTCTTTTTGTAGCCATAGTGGCAGTACCTGTTGCCAATTGATATGCTACTATTGCTACTGTTTGTGCTTTTGTTGCTACTGTTGCTGCTATTTGTGCTGCTTTATAAAGACCTATAAACTTAGTTAAGTTAATAATACTCTTTAAAACACTTTTTATGGCATCAGAATTATCTGAAAGTTTATTAAAGAATTTAGCCAAACTATCTACTGCAGATTTTAAAGCACCCCCAAAATCCTCAAGAATTACTATTGCTAACCCCTGTGTTGCTGAAGTTAATCTTTTCATTGCACCCTCAAAAGTATCACCAATTATTTCTGACAATTTTTTAGCACTTCCCTCAGCATTATCCATTTTGATTATTAAATCCTGAGTGGCATCTGTTGATGTTATCATTTGTTCAAATGCTGCTGCTTGTCTTAAATCAACAACCTCCATCACCTGAGCCATACTCCCTCCTTCTTTCACAAACTTTTGCATTGCAGGTACTAATTGGTCGTAAGAATGTATTGTTTTTCCAAAAGATTTTGTTAAATCAGAATTTGGGTCTTGCATTTTAAGAAGTATGTTTCTTAAAGATGTACCAGCAATAGAAGCCTCAATACCAGCATCAGTTAATTTAGACATCATAGCAGCAGTTTCTTCTATAGAGAATCCAGATGCTTTTGCAATAGGTGCAACCTTAGTCATAGATGTCTGCCATTTTTCTAAATCCATAGCAGAATTTGTAAACGCTACTGTCATAACATCAACAACTCTATTTGTTTCACTAGCATCTAATCCAAACCCTCTTACTGCAGCACCTGCTACTGTTGCTGCTCTAGCCAAATCACTATCTGTTGCTGTCGCTAACATTAAGGTAGCCTCTTGAGCATTTAGTATTTCTTGTGTAGTAAAACCTAATTTACTATAATTAGTTTGCAACTCTGCAACTTGCTGTGCAGTAAAGAATGTTGTACGACCTAAATCTTGTGCAGTTTTTGATAGTTTTCCAAATTCCTTCTCACTTGCACCAGATATTGCTTTAACTTTAGCCATTTGAAATTCAAAATCTCTAAAAGTCCTAATAGAACTACCTATAACCTTATTAATAGTTGCAAAAGCAGCAGTAGCAGCAGCAACCCCTGCAGCCATCTTCCCAAAACTCTTAGTTGATTTATCTGCTGATTTACCTACTCTTTGTAAATCTTTCTCACCTTTTACTACTACCTGAACTACAATTTTCTCTGTATTTGCCATATTAACTAACTTTTGCTTTTGTATTATTTTTAATTTTTTCTCTAATCATACTTGCTACATCTGCACCAATAGATGGTGCTAATTTCTTTGCTACTTCTTTACTAAACTTATTTGCTACATATCCTGCAAAGTTTGTTCTTCTAGGTAATTTATTTCCTTCATCATAAAATTCATAAGGGTCTCTCATTGAACCATTGTAATTCCTATTACCATATCCACTTTTAATCATTCTTTTTAAAATTAAACTTGGACTACTACCACCTGCAGGTTCTACTAAAGTACCATTTCTTCTTTTTGCATTTAACCAACTTTTTATTGCATTAAGATTTGGTATTTTAGCAAAAGAAGGATTATTAACAGCCTTCCAATAACTAACAGATGAATGTATGCTCAAAACATTACCTTTAATGTGATACCTCAACCCTCTACTCAACCTACCTGTAGCATTATGCTTTTGTGCAATAAGTTCTTTCTGCAAACCTACCTTTAGCATTTGACCAACAACCTTTAACTCCTTTAATGTCTTTTTGAATTTAATCATTAGAAATTATATTGCCTGAGTTTCTTCTTAATACCTTAT